AAAAGAGATTCAAGGATCAGAGATATGCATTAACAGAAAAATGAAAACCTTGGACATCGTACCCGTGTTTGAGGGGGCCAAAAAGTTTTGGAAAAAGATAAAAGAAATAGTAACTATAATTGTTGGAATAGCTTTAATAATCGGTGGGCTTTATGTTGGGGGGCCATTAGGATACGCTATGATTTCTGCTGGTCTTGCTCTTGTTGCAGCGGGAGTATCCGCTCTGCTTTCTGAACCTCCAGAACCCACGTTAGCAAGGGATATAGAATTGAAGGGGCCTAATTCTTATATATTTACAGATGTAGTGAACTCGAATAAAGAAGGAAAACCTGTCCCCATAGGATACGGTAGACTCGACATTGGATCATATGTTATTCAAGCGACTTACGATACAGTAAATGTCGCGGCAATAGAGACGCCCACTAACACTAGTCAGATATCTTCCCTTGCTACTACCAAGACAGTCGTAACTAAAAGTAGCGACCAAGTTTTTACTTAGGCCATGATACTTCGTAACAATGACAACCGACTTTACCCTTGGCTGATAAACGGCAAGTCTGTTCCTATGCCTTTTGGCGGGAACATGCTCTTCGCCATTCCAGACGAAGAGGACGAAGGCATAACCCTCCAAGTAGACAAGAGCGGGGGAGATCTTGATCGGGCTATTTCCGTTAGTGACGCCACAGTGGTAGATCTGTTGTGCGAAGGGGAAATCGAAGGACTTAACGAGTACGAACTTATCGGCACTGGGGTAGCAGGAAAAGTAGGCTATGATTCTGTAACTAAAAAAACTTTTGCAGCTATACGAACCGAGGCAGTGCCGGATGAAGGTCCGGTCCCTTTATGGATTACGGATGGAGTAAAATTTTTGCGATCCATAAAATGGAACGGTTTACCAGTAGTGAATGGTTTAGATCAATTTAATTACCAACAAGTAAACATATCTACAACCCACGGCTTAGCTGACGGAGGCATTAATTACGGATTAAGTGAAGAACTAGACATATTCAGGTCGATTGGCGAGAGACTAAGGGGACACAAAGAAAACTTTGAGGAATTTGCAAAAGTCTATAGGATAGATAATAAGAACGCTAAGGGTTGCACTGTCACGATAAAGTTTCAAGGATTACAATACACCGAGAAAAAGTCTGAAGAGGAATACGGAGATGTAAGGGATACTACCGTAGATTATGAAATATTTTACAGGTCAGTACACGATAACAAAGTCACTGTTAATCCTATAGACATACAGTTTGTTTCCGGCGGCAAGGTTACCGTCACTGGTAAGATAACGGCTCCTTACTTAAAGAGCACAACCATTGACTTCTCTGGTATTCCGAACGTTTACACCGAAGGCCATATTGGATGGGAAGTTAAAATAGTAAGATATACTGAAGACTCTCTTTCCACCGAAATCACAAACACTACTATCGTCGATAGCATTTCTGAAATTTATGGGCAAACATACAGGTATCCCCATTCGGTTGCCGTGCAAACTAAATTCAGTGCCGAGTTTTTCACTAGAATTCCTACGAGAAATTTCGACGCTAGGCTGATGAAGGTTAAAATACCCGCTGACTATAATTCTGTTCTCCGACGTTACGGTCAGACTTATAACGGCGTAGCCAATCCTTACTGGAAAGGAGATTTTAAAGCAGAGAAAACATGGACTGATAATCCGGTATGGTGTTACTACGATCTAATAACGAATAAAAGATATGGGCTAGGAAAGTACATCAATGAAGACTCTCTCGATAAATGGACTCTTTATGAGATATCCAAATACTGCGACACTATGGTCCCTGATGGATACGGAGGAGTAGAGCCTAGATTCACCTGTAATATGCTGATAAACAGCAGGACAGAGGCGTTTAGGCTAATTAACGACCTATCCAGTGTATTTAGAGGTCTTGCGTTTTATTACGGAGGTCAAATACACACGGTGATAGACGAGCCCAAAAGCCCAATAACTTTGTTTACAAATTCGAATGTTGTTAGCGGCGAATTTGTATATTCTTCTAGCTCAAAAAAAGCTAGGGCGACTGTAGCGATAGTCACCTACAGGGATAAGAGAGACGATTTTAAAAGAAATGTAGAGTACGTTGAGGACGTACAAGGAATTAGGAAATTCGGGATAAGATACAAGGAAATATCGGGAGTAGGAATAACTAGTAGAGGACAAGCCAGAAGGCTTGGCTTATGGAGTATATACACAGCGGCACTGGATACTGAGACCGTGGCTTTCGATACAGGGATAGAGGCTTCCATACTAAGACCCGGAGATGTTATTAGGGTTCAAGACGCTAACAAAACTACTAAGCGATACTGCGGAAGATGCACTGTCGCAAGTGACGCGATAACATTCACTTTAGACGATAGCTCTGATGACTTTACGATAAATCGCTCTAGCAGCAGCACTTACAATTTTGAAATAATAGTTCCGGCGTACAGGATAGACTCGGGGCAAATAGATTTGACTGGGAAGTATACGAGCAATGACACCCGCGCTTCTGACTTGGCTAAGTCTCAAGTCGTCGTTTTTAAAATAACTGGGAATCAAATATCCAGTTCAAACCCGCGAGTCGTAACTCTTAACACCAACCAATTGAATCAGACGCTTAAAACTGCGATGAGCAAAGAGTTCATAACAGGAAAAGATCTGACTTGGGTTCTGGAGCCTACTGGAAACACGGTCACCTTATCAGGGGAAAACGATCAAGCCAGTAAGCTATTCAGGATCTTAAACCTACATGAAAAGGAAGGAGGCTCTCACTTCAGCGTCTCCGCCTTAGAGCATAACCCAAATAAATTTTCTAATATAGACAACGACGAATCCTACGATTTGCCTATCTCAAATCCAAGCGTGAATCCTCCTCTAGCTGTAGAACTAGAGAGCCAGAACCATACCACTAACACCAAAAAAATAAAGTATACGATCATCCCGTCTGATGAGGTCGGCGTCTACGGGTATTTGGTGTACGCCAAAAAAGCAGAGAATTGGGACGGAGATGACTTTACGCAAACAGATAGCTCTCTGGGATCGAGCGATGCGGCGTTGTCATCGATCCCTAATGATGAGTTTCTAATAGGCAGTCTCAGCTTAGGAGACTTAACGAATTTTTATATCCCGTCATCCAGTGCTACTTACTATTTCAGAGTTTATTCTCAAAATAGATTAGGAACTCCGTCTTCTACAAGCGCACCGAATAGCGTAACAGTAACTGGGGTTAATCCGATTTATGATACCGAAATTCAAAGATTGTCTTTGGTTAGCGCGTTATCTTCAGATCAGGCTTTGAGTCAAGCGGCAGGGACGACAACCACTCAGATTACCGATGTCTCAGAGCCTATTATTACTTGGGAGACTTCAGTTGCAGGGCTAAACGCTGACATAAGCTACGGCTATAAAATAACCATACGTGCGCCATCCAGAGATAACAGGCCGAGTACTGTGATATATAAGACCATAGATCTGTCAGAGTCAGAAATGAGCCCTGAAAATTTAAGGTACAAATATACATATACCGACCAAGTTTCTGCGGCGAGTTCCTTCAACAGCGTACCAATCAGAGATTACGATGTAGTTGTTGAAGCGATAAATGGCATTGGCGAAAGTAGTGCAGGAACAATAGGCTCAAATGGGGCTACCAATCCAGTTGGCTATGACATCTTAAATATTAGAAACCCTCAGATTTCGAAGATACCATTGACTCCAGAAACTAGCCTAGAAGAATGCTTAACGACCGGAAGTACGGCTTCGTTCTGTACTCAACAATGGCTTAACGCCGACAAAGAAATCATCATTAGCCTACTCAAGGCTCCATCCCTTTTCTTAGAGAATACGACTATCGTTGGCGGACTTTTGCTGTTTTCCGCAAACGATTTTCAAGCCGCAATAGATAACGAGAATATCAAAAGCGAGACTTGGAGGACCAATAATGGAATCATTACTCAAACTTTTTTAAACAACGGCAACGGCACGGACTCAATCACGATACCTACCAACCTAACCGACAAAAAAGGCTATATGGCTATAGCTTTAGCTGACGATTTAGATATGTTGTTAAGGAAAAACGCTTTAAACGGCAATGAGGACAAACTGCTGGACTCTATATTCCCTCAACTTTCAAATTCTGTATTCGTTAAGGATAATGTCGATCCTCCAAAAGATGTAGTGGTTGAAAGCGTTGACTTCGATATATCCTCTGATACTACAGTGGATTTGCCACCGTCCTGCATTTTAGTCACCGGGTACATTAGATATAGCATGAACCAAGAAAATGGGGCCAGAGCAGTAGTGCAACTAAAAACAGGGGCGGGAATTCAGCAGACTATTGACCTCGGAGGTGCTACCGGAGGGGACAGAACTGGTAATGTATTTGGAGACGATGCCATGAAATTGACCTACACTACAACCGGAAGCAAGAAAAGCCCTTCGAGGACGGTGTATTATAATGTAGACACAAATGTTAGCGTTGATAAAGGAATGGTAGTCCAAGACTCTTTCTGCTTCGCCATACCACAAATGAGTCCGCCCATTGATAATATTAGAATTTTTAAAGGCAACGGAGCCAATCCCATGGTGGGCAAGGTTCAACAATTTGTTAGATTTATTAACCCTTTACTCGCTTAGAGAATATAATAACAGGAGGAAACTAAAATGGCCAAAGTAGTAGATTATTTCGCTTCAATTAAATCTGGGACCGATAGGGTCGTAGGCCAAGCCGATAATGACTGGGAGACAGTCAGGGACGGTAGTCACTTGAAATTCGTAAACGATCCTGTTCACTACCTAGTGGCTAGTACTAAAAAATATTTTTTCATTAAATCCTTCACCTCTGATGACGGGAAATCGATTCTAATACCAGAAGACACTGGAATAGAAATGATGCTCAACGATACCGTTACGATAAGCTACAAGGATTATGAGGTTATCGATGTTACGAGTGTCACGGATGGAGGTTCTGGGTACTCTCTCGGGGACTCATTGCAGTTGAGTAGTTTCAGTCCAAGCTTAAACAGTTTTAATAACGCACTAGGAGTCGCTTTGTTTAAGGTCGATAGTGTAGACAAAGACGGTAAAATTACTTCGCTGAACGTCGATGACAAGGGCTCCTATCATTCCCCAATTACAGATGAAGAAGTCAGCTTGACTGGGGGCTCTGGGTCTTCAGCGAAAGTAAAACTTTTAGGCAATCTAAAAGAGAATAGGAATTCCATCGAAAGATCTATAGTGTCGGTAGACAGAGGGGCTGACGGAGGCACTAGAGTCTTCCTTAACTACAGCGTTCCGAAACTAATTACAGATGGTAAAGCGTCTGTTCATAAATGGGAGCTAAGGTTAAGCTCCGATTACAAAGGAACAGACAAAATCGAACAAGTATGCACAATTACTAGAGACTTTACTCTAAAATTTGGATTTCCTCTAATGGCTGCTAACTCGATGAACGGGGACGTAGCTCACAATGAATCTGTACGGAAAATAGATACGTTAGTATCTGACCTGCAAAATAAAGTCCAAGCCTTGGAAGAAAAGATTAATTCCTTGGAGAATAAATAAGTTTATTTAAAAAGAAGCCCACCGGGTCTCTGCTCTTTCAGTATCACATCAACCACACCAAACTTAATCTTCTCGGATAACTCCTTGTCCTTCTCTGCTCTTGCTCTCATATCTTCGATGTCGTTTCCTGTCCCGCCTTCTGTGGCCCGTCCAGATGTTTCTGTCTTTGAGGAGGAACCACCAGCATCATCCATGCTGACCGAAATATTTATATTATTCGTTACGTTAGATGGGGTACTAGAGCCTTGCGCGTTAATGGTATTAGATGGACCGCCTTGTCTGTCCGATTCTTGAGCAGTTTGTTGCTCTTCAATAGCGGTTCTCACGCCCCTAACTTCATTTATAAGCTCTGTCACAGAATCGCTCAACCCTAGCCCTCCAGCACCAGCGTCTGTGCCTACGAAGCTCCCTTCTGATGCCCGATCTGAAGTCACGTACCCGCCATCTGCGTAGCCTTTTGTTCTGCCACCTCCATTTATCCTCTTTAAAATGCCCATGTTCCGAGCGGCGTCATCTGCGTTAACTACGAATTCGCCTTCTGTAAGCATCGCGGGGACCGTATCTGTACCTAATTCTGCCCCGAAAACAGATCCCCCTTTGCTGAAGCCTCCAGCCTTTTTGTAATTAAAGTCGTACCACTCTTGCTGATCGTACATCGATCCAGTTTCTTGACTGGGTGTGTACTTCTTGTGCGTGAATAATTTCGCAAACCAGCTTTTTTCCCCTTTTGCTCGGGACTTGTTAGCGGCATCCATCTTGCTCGAGACTGTTTTATTCTCTCCCGCAATAACACCGGAGACCTCCTTTATGAATTCCTCTTTTTCTAATTTTTTCTTAGCGTCGTCAGCGGCCTGTTTCGCAATATTCTTCTTCTCATTCTGCGCGTTCCATTCTTGCATTCTCGGTAATGCCTCGTTCGTCATTATCCCTGACCCAAATCCAGCTACCGCACCTGTTATGGCTCCCTTTTTGCCACCCATAAGCCCTCCTGCTAATGCGCCTAGTGCAGTTTGCCCCCCAGTTGAAGCCATCGCGTTTCCCACCGACGCCAGAGTTTCATTTTTCGATCCCTTTAGCCCTTGCGTTCCGATAAGCATTGCAGCATCGAGCCAAGCCCCCGTGATCATAGCGTCTTTTTCGTCTTCCCACGTATCGAAAGCTGCTTTATTAGCCTTTTCTCTCTCGTAATTTTCTTTGTTATAAGAGAACAGTGCTTCTTGTCTGTCGAACTTTATCCTGTTTTGAGGATTGATTCCTCTATCCTCTTGACCAATTTGAGATAAACTTTCGCTTACATTCATTACGCCCGAAGTGGGCTGTCTTGCGGATAATTCATCGTCAACATTTGTATCTCTGAAGAAATCGAATTGGTTTCTAGCCACGGAATTGATTGAGCCTCCTTTAGCTAATCTTTGTCCGCTATTTATTGCTCTTAAAATGTGAGAGTTCCTTTCGGCGTCTCTTGCATTAACAACAAACTCCCCTTCGGTGAGCATTGCTGGGACTTTATCTATTCCCTTTCTCCCATGCACAGTGCCCCCATTGGAAAATCCTTTTCTTTTATACCCTTTCCCTTGGGTCTTTTGTGGGTTGGAGTAGTCAGGCCCCATAAGTGCCCCAAAAAAGCTGTCCCAAGCCATGTCATGGGTTATTGACGTTATCTTAGTGAGTATGCTTGTAGCCATATCACCGAATGCATCCTTGCTGCTTTTAGCTCCGGTAGCGAAATCATGAAACGCGCCCTTAAATGAATCTTTCATTGTGGTGGCTGTCTCTGTGATAAGTCTTTGATAATCGCGCAGTTGATCCATGTCATTATACGCGAATTGAGATTTAAATAAGTCTCCCGTTGACCCTATATCGAAAGTCCCAGACTGAGCTTGTTGGTCGTACATTATCTTTTTACTTGCCGCCAAATCCCTGCCGGATATCTCTCCTCTTCGGAATCTTCCTTCCACATCGGCTTCCTTCATTGCAGTAGCAATTGCTAATACTCTCTGCTCAAAAGAAACACTCGCCTTATCGGCTGCTAAAATAGCTATTTTGAGCTTCTCATTTACTCTGGTGTGTTGTTCTGTCCATTTTGCCGATTCCTCGGCTTGTCTGCTCGTGTCTGAGCCATAATCAACGGGTTTGTACATAGCCTGATTATACGTCTCCCCGATCCCCGCCAAACGCTGATCGTTGATATGTCCTTCAGCCATCCCCGCACCTCGCAACATGTCCCTTATGCTACTAGTAGTGCCTACAGGCGACACAGGTCTTCCTGCAAAATCCCTATTAGTAGAGTAGGCGTTCGTTGTTGCGGCGGCACTGCCGCCACGTCCGCCTCCGCCAAAATTCTTTATTTGCTTGATGAAGGATTCTATTTTCCCTCTTATCATAGTCGTATAGTAATCAGAGCCTCGGCCTCCCGGATGTTCTCGATTCGTATAGAAATCAGATCCTCGGCCTCCCGGATGTGTTCGATTAAACCCAGAGTCTCTTGCTCCCCCAGATTGGCCAGAAGCGGATCGAGCATCGGTATATTGCGTTCCTTCCGTATATTGACCACCACGAACAGGAGCATTGCCTAGGCTATTACTAATTCTTGCGTCTCGCTTTTGCGATTCTTCCCAAGCTCTCGGTCCACTCCACGGCCCTCTGGTGTCTTTATCTGCTTTCAAGTAACTCTGATATCCTGACGACCAAGGGGACTTTGTTCCAGCAGCATCATGCTCTTCTTGTCTACTAAGATTTCTATCGTGATGAGTAGTCGCTTGTCCTCCTTTTTTCTTCTCATCCGCTCTTTGCTTGGATATATCAGCGAACCATTGGTAAAATTTGGCTCCCATCGATACCGGAGGCGTAGTGAATTGCTGCGCTGGGGCGTATGATGGTCTCAAATCAGACGCTGGAGGCATTCCGTAGCCTTCCCGAACGGAGGTTTCAGCCCCGACATAAGGCACTCCAGATCGCCCAGATGCTCCTCGTCTTCCGACGTTCCCTTGGGCTCCGACACTACCGTAGCCGCCACCGCTGCCACTAGCACTACCAGAACCTCCATTAGCCCCATAAGGTAGTCCGGTATCCGGGTCGATGTCCCCCACTCCAAAAGGCAGCCCGGTAGCTTTATCAATGCCTCCCACTCTACCACCTGAGCCCTTTTTACGGCTCAACTTTTCAATATTTGCTCTCAAAATCGCCAGTTCAGCATTTAGTTTTTTTACTGATGCAGTTTCGTCATCGTAAATTTTTTTCTGTTCAAGGACGACATCTTTCAGCATCTCGCGATGCTGCTTTAGCTGTGTAAGCAACACTAGTTGTTTATCAGTCGTTTGATCTTTGTAATCGGGGTAAATCAACCCATTTTTGTCTGTTGCTTCTCTGGCAACCTTATCCGCCGCTTTGCTATTTTCGATTTTTCGAATCTGAAATTCCATCTCTTTCAGTGTCGTGACCAAGAAGTCCATCCCTCCTTGGACATCAAAATCACTGCTTAACATTTGAGTGGTCCTGTCCCTCATCTGTTGTCCTGTCAACATAGGGTAAAGCTCTTGTTCTTTGCTCCCGACGAAATCAGAGTCAAGTCGCTTCCCCTGATTGATCATCTGATAAGCGTTCATCACCTCTGTCCGCAAGAGAGACTCTGCTGATAGTTTCTTTTGACCCGATCTATCTTTTTCGGTTTCCTTGACTTCTTGATTTCTTATTTCCACTAATGCATCCAACTTATTTTTTACGTCAAGGCCGTAGTTAGGATCAAAAACAGATTCAAGAGCCCTTTTAAATCTTACCTCATTCTCGGCGTTATCCGTAATCAAAGCTTCATTGGCGGATTGTATCTTCGCTTTTATATCTTGCAATGATTGAGGTATGCCCCCCTTTAACACTGACTGAACCTGTTGTTCTGCGGCAACCATGTTTCCCTTTTTCGTCATCATCTCATCGGTGATGCTCCCGTGGCCTAAGCCACTTGCGTCCATCTCTCTAGCTGCCCGAGCCATTTGCTCGGCTCGAGATGATATCGAGCTTTCTATTAGTCCCTTGGGTAAGTCCTTAGACGCGACCCCCATGTAATTCTTTAGAAAATCAGCTTCTTTAAAATCTTGCATTCCGCTTCCGATAGATCGCCCTACCCCCATTTTGTTAGTGTTACGCCGCCCTTCTCTGAGATCATCCATTCTTGATAAAGCCGAAAATGGGCCTGATTTAAATTCAGCTACCCCTCCTTGCCTTTCTAAATTCCTTTGTATCTCAAGCGATTTGATAGCGTACTCGTTTCTTAAACTTTGAAGAGTGATAGAGTGGTCTATTTTTTGCGCGACAAGAGCTAAATTGACATCAGAGTCTATCCTGAGACCTTTTAAGGTTTCTAATACTTGGACCTGCAATGCTCTACCTGCATCACCCCCGCTTAGAACTGTGCTATCTCTTACTGTGGCTGTAACAGAGCTCAATAAGTCGCTCCCTACAACTCCGCCCTTTTGTCCTGCTTGAGCGAGTTCAAAAATTCTATTTAATTCCCTCTGTTCAGCAGATGTTTTCTGCTGCAAAAGCTTTTGAGTAGACACCTCTTGGTCTGTCGCTCCCCCACCCAAGCCCTGAATGTAACTAGTTTGCCTAGTCCCTGCTTTAGCTATCCCCGCGACTATGGCATCGAATGTCCCCAAGGTCGTCTTATTTTCTTGCTTCCTTAAATTCATTTGACCCGCCGAACCAATCTTCCGCATAGTTAATTGGTTAGCGTTATCCAAATTAGCTTCTTTGGTCAAAAATGGAGATAGCGTTCTTTGGCCCAAGGCCATAGTCTCAAGATTCATACTGGCCTTGTTTCCAAGATCATTAAGCCCCAAAGACTGTGTCCCGCCTAAAAACTTTCCAAAATTCTTCACTGCGTTCCTCATGGAAAATTCAACTCTTTCAGAGACGGCAGCTAAATCTTGAGCAGCAATCTTCGCATTTGCTGCAAAATCTCTATTCTTTTTGGATATGCTTTTAAACAAGTCTGCCCAGTCGTTCGCCGACTTCAATTCATGCCCAAAATTTGCGAACGCCTTTTGTATTTTCATGAAGTCCTTGGTCCTCATACCCAGCATTTCATTTTGTTGCTCGGGAGATACTCCAACTTCCTTCATCTGAGTCCTCAAGTCCATGGAATTGTTTGCTCTATCTGACCCTTCAAACATTTTAATTATGTCTTTGGCCTCCATGTCTTTGATATTGCTTGACTGGATCAAAGAATTGGCAAACTTATCGAACATCACTTTGCCCTCAGGGCTATCCAGCTTACTGAAAACATCTCCAGCAGACTTACGTAATGCTTCTGTATGGTTCATCCCTTCCCCAATCAATCGTTCTGCTTCATTTCCCGTCTCACCGCCGAGACCTAGCATAGTTCCCTTGACCGTGTGTTCTAGATACGCCATGATTCCACCAGAAGAGTTGCTCTCTTTAAATTTTTGAAATTCTACTGCCCCTCCTAATCCTTCTGCTCTATCGCGAAGCCTTGATCCTACTCGTGCTATGTTGTCTGTCAGGGTCTGCATGTCCCCACTAAACCCTTGCATCACGTTGGCTCTCTCTGAATCTGGAATTGCGGCTAAAGATAGCGAAAACTGCTTCCTTCTTCTCCCCATCTCTACCGCCCCTATGGAGTCAGTAGCGTCATTTAGCCCCCTTACGTAACCAGCGTACGTTCTTGTGACTTGTTGAGTGCCTGAATTAAACTTATTTAAAGTATTTTTAGATTCCTCAAAAACTTTAAGCAATTCCCCTGTCGCATTGGTATACTCATTCA